CCTATGCCAATTACCGCGAGGCCAACCGCGCGCTGTGGCGGCTGACGCTGTTGCCGCTGGCGGACAAGCTCCTCTCCGCCATCGCCGAGGGGCTGGAAGGCTGGTTCCCGGCCGCGCGCCTCACGATCGACCTCGACCGGATCCCAGCGCTCGCCGAAGACCGCGAGCGGCTGTGGAGCCAGGTCAGCGCCGCCGATTTCCTCTCGCCGGAAGAAAAGCGCGCCCTGCTGGGCCTCGCCCCGGCTGTTTCGGAGAACAAACCATGAATCGTGACGAGATGCTGGCCCGCCTGCTCGCCCAGGCGGCCGACGAGGGTGCGGACCTGGTCACCCTGCGCGCGGTGATCGAGGAAGCGAGCGAGCTGGGCGCCGAGCGGGTTCTGGCCCGGATGGGCCTCGACGATGCCCATGCCCACGGCGACCTTTCCGAGCTGCGCGAGCTGCTCCAGGCCTGGCGCGATGCCAAGGCCAGCGCCTGGCAGGCGGCGATCGGCTGGCTGGTGCGCGGGGCGCTGGCCCTGCTGCTGATCGGGATCGCCTTCAAGCTCGGCGCGACGGGGCTGCTCAAGTGAGACTGGCCGGTTACGCCGCGCTGTTCGACAAGCGCGATGCCGGGCGCGACACGATCCGTCCGGGGGCCTTCGCCCGCACCCTCAAGCAACGGGCCGAGCCGCTCCCGCTGCTCTGGCAGCACCGGCCCGACCAGCGGATCGGCTGGATCGAGGCCGCAGCCGAAGATGCCCGCGGGCTGCGGGTGATTGCCCGGATCGACAATCCCGATGGCGGCGCGGCTGCCGCGCTAAAGGCGGGCAAGGTTACTGGCCTCTCCTTCGGCTACCGCGCCCGCCGGTTCACCCGCGATCCCGCCGGGCGCGAGCTGGCCGAGGTCGACCTGTTCGAGGTCAGCCTGGTCACCCTCCCGATGCAGCACACCGCGCGGGTCCATCTGCTCGGCTGACTTAAGCCCCTGATTGAAACCCTTTGTCCGGCCGCCCGTGGGGCGGCCTTTTTCGTGAAAGGCAAGTGCCCCATGGATACCGAGAACCCCACCCCCCAGGATCCGCTCGACGCCTCGTTCGATCTGGTCGCGCGGCAGGATGCCGCCGATGCGGCGATCGGCGCGCTGCGCGGCGAAGTCGATGAAGTGAAGAGCCGGCTCGACAAGGTCAGTCGCGCCGCCGCCCGCCCGGCGCTGGCCGGGGGATCGCCCGCCAGCCCGGAGCTCAAGGGCTTCGTCGATGGCTACCTGCGCCAGGGCCGCGAAACCGAGCTGAAGGCGGTGACCGGCACGGTTGCGGCCGATGGCGGCTTTGCCGTCCCGCGCGAGATCGACGCCATGATCGCCGCCCAGTTGAAGACCATCAGCCCGATCCGCGGCCTGGCTCAGGTGGTCCAGGTCGGCACAGCGGGTTATCGCAAGCTCGTCACCTCGGGTGGCACGGCTTCGGGCTGGGTCAGCGAAGTGGCCGCCCGGCCCGAAACCACCACGCCCAGGTTCAACGAGATCGTGCCCCCGATGGGCGAGCTCTATGCCAACCCGGCCGCGAGCCAAGCCATGCTGGACGATGCCGCCTTCAACCTTGAGGAGTGGCTGGCGAGCGAGATCGCGATGGAATTCGCCCGGGCCGAAGGCGCCGCCTTCGTCAATGGCACCGGCACCAACCAGCCGCGCGGCTTCCTGGCGGCACCTGCCGCCAGCACGGGCGATGCCACCCGCCCGTTCGGCACGCTGCAATTCATCGCCAGCGGCAATGCCACCGGCTTCGATGCCGGGCCGGAGCTGAAGCTGATCGACCTCGTCCATTCGCTCAAGTCCGGCCACCGCCAGGGCGCGGCCTTCGTGATGAACAGCAAGACCATGGCCGCCGTGCGCAAGTTCAAGGCGGCGGACGGTACTTTCCTGTGGCAGCCGGGCGTGCTGGAAGGCCAGCCTTCGCGCCTGCTGGGCTATCCGGTGGTCGAGGTGGAGGACATGCCCGATGTCGCCGCCAATGCCTTCCCGATCGCCTTCGGCAATTTCAAGGCCGGCTACCTGATCGCCGAACGCCGCGCGACCAGCATCCTGCGCGATCCCTTCACCAACAAGCCCTACGTCAACTTCTACGCCACCAAGCGCGTGGGCGGCCAGGTGCTGGATAGCGACGCGATCAAGCTGCTGCGGATCGGCACCTGATCCGACCCCCAACCTCGTCATTGCGAGGAGGCAAAGCCGACGAAGCAATCCAGTGTGGGGCAAACCGCCCTGGATTGCTTCGCTTCGCTCGCAATGACGAAGCTTGACCAGCGATTGGTCCGCGCCGCTGCCCGGCGGTGCGGACTTTCCCATCCCCCCATTTTCCCGAACGGAGACCGCCCATGAAGCGGGCCATTATTACGCCCCACGCGCTGGCCCCGGCGGCGCTGGCGGAACTCAAGGACTGGCTGGGCATCGCCGCCCCGGCCGACGATGCGCAGCTGGCCGCCCTGCTGCGCGCCGCGATCGACCATTGCGAAGGCTTCACCGGGTTGATGCCGCTGGAGCAGGCCTGCGAGGAGGTGCTGCCGGTCACTTCCGGGTGGCAGGCCCTGGCCGCTCGTCCGGTCCAGTCTATCACCCAGGTCCAGGGCATTCCCGCCGAAGGCGCGCGCTTTGCCCTGCCGGTGGAGGCCTATGCCATCGACCTTGATGCCGATGGTGCCGGGCGCCTGCGGGTGATCAGCCCCGGCGCGGCCGGGCGGGTGGCAGTGCGCTATACCGCTGGCCTCGCCTCTGGCTGGGCCACCCTGCCCGAAGCCCTGCGCCACGGCATTCTGCGCCTTGCCGCGCACCAGTATCGCGCCCGTGAGGGCGACGGGCTGGCCGCGAGCCAGGTGCCGCCCACGGCCGTCGCCGCGCTGTGGCGACCCTGGCGACGGCTGCGGCTGGCATGACCGGGCTCGACCGCCTGTTCGGGCGGCTTGAAGCCTCGGCCCGTCGCCTGGGTGAGGCCCGCGCCGCCAGCACCCGGCTCCGCACAAGCGATCCGGCCCGGCGCTGGCGCTCCGCGCAGCTGGTCTGGCCCCTGTTTGCGCAAGTGTTCACGAAAGGATGACCGCGATGGAAGTGCAATTGCGCGCCGCACTGATCGCCTGGCTGGCCGCCGATCCGGCGCTGTCCGGCACACTCAACGCCGTGGTCGAAGAAGCTCCCAGCCGCATGGCCCTGCCCTGGCTGGCCATCGCCGCCAGCGCCAGCGCCGACTGGAGCACCAAGGACCGGCCGGGGCGCGAAGTGCGCCTGGCGCTGGAACTGCATTGCCGGGGCGACCGGCCCGACAGCGCGGCGACGCTGGTGGGTGCGATCGAACGCCGGGTGGCCGCGCTGCCACCGGATCAACCGGATTTCCGGATCGTGACCACCCAGTTCCTCCGCGCCCGCGCTGAACAGCGCGCCGCCAATACCCGCGCCGTGCTGCTGGAATACCGCTTCCGGTTGCTGGCCGATTAGCGCCCCAAATCCCCCCTCCCGCCTGCGGGAGGGGCCGGGGGAGGGCCTGTTACCCCACCTTCCCCAACACGCCCTCCCCTAACCCCTCCCGCCAGCGGGAGGGGGATCTGAAAGGACAATCCCATGACCGCCCAGAAAGGCAGCGCCTTCCTGCTCAAGATTTCGGATGGCGCCACGCCCGCCGTCTACCGCACCGTTGCGGGCCTGCGCACCACCCAGCTTTCGATCACCGGCGATACGGTGGTGATCACCAGCAAGGAGAGCGGCGGCTGGCGCGAGCTGCTGTCGGGCGCGGGAGTGCGCTCGGTCTCGGTCAGCGCGGCGGGGATCTTCCTCGGTTCCGCCGCCGAAGCCCAGCTGCGCGCCAATGCCATGGCCGGGACGATCGACGACTACGAGCTGAGCTTCGAGGATGGCGAGAAGCTGCGCGGCCGGTTCCTGGTCCAGCGGCTCGACTATGCCGGCGATTTCAATGGCGAGCGCAATTACACGCTGGCGCTGGAAAGCTCCGGCCCGGTGGTGCCGGCATGACCCCGGAACAGGTCCGGGGTGTCACTGACGACATTTCGGCCAACATTTGGCGCGGCGAGGCGCGGCTGGAACTGGACGAGCAGAGCCATGTCCTGCGCCCCAGCTTCGCCGCGCTGGTCGCCGCCGAGGAAGAACTGGGCCCGCTGTTCGCGCTGGTCGAGCGCGCGGCGGCGGGCGAGCTGCGGCTGGCCGAACTGGCCGCGCTCTACTGGCACTGCCTCGCCAGCCGAACAGGGCTGGACCGCGCCGCCTTTGCCGAAAGCCTGGTTGCCGCCGGGCTGGCCCGCGCCACCAAGCCCTTGCGGGGCCTGTTGGGACAGGTGCTGCAGGGCCGCGCCGAGGCCGCGTGAGCGACCATTTCGGGGCGGGCGCGCGGCTCCTCGCCGGGCATATGGCCCGCCACTTCGGCTGGCGCCCGGACGAATTCTGGCAGGCCACCCCGGCTGAGCTGGCTGCCGTGGTGGGTCCGCCCGATGCGGCTGGCCGCCCGCTCGACCGGGCGACCCTCAACCACATGATGGAGCGAGATAATGAGGAATTCGGGGAGCAATCCGGGGGCCGATCCGGTTGACAGCCTGGTGGTGGACGTGCGCGCCAATACCCAGGGCTTTGCCGCCGATATGGCCGCCATGCGCGGCAGCCTGGAGGGCAGCCTGCTCGATGGGCTGGGCAAGGCGGGTGACGTGCTGGAACGCAGCCTGACGGGTGCGATCCGCAAGGGCAGCCTGGGGTTCGAGGACCTGCGGCGGATCGCCCTGGGGGTGCTCGACCAGATTGCCGCCCGGGCGCTCGATTCCCTCTTCACGGGGGGCGGTGGGGGCGGCGGCGGAATCGGCGGCCTGCTGGGGCTTGGCAATGTGTTCGGATCGCTGCTGGGCCTGCCCGGCCGCGCCACCGGCGGGCCGGTCAGCCCCGGTCGTGGTTACGTGGTGGGCGAACGCGGGCCGGAACTGTTCGTGCCGACCAGCGCAGGCCGGGTCGAAGCCGCTCTGCCCGCCAGCCGCGGCCGCGACGTGCGCGTGGCGATCACCATTGCCGCCCCGCCCGGCACATCTGCCCCGCAGGCGCTGCAACGCTCCGGCCGCCAGGTCGCCAGCGCGGTGCGGCGCGCGCTCAGCGAAATCTAGCGCGTCGTCCCGGACCTGGTCCGGGACCGGTGGCCTTGTTCAATCAACCGTTTGTTTGCCAGCGATCCCCGCTTTCGCGGGGATGACGAAAGAGGATTCGAACCCATGGCCTTCTGGCTTGCCGCCCGCCGCGAAGGGCAGGACAGCGACTGTATCCAGCGCTTCGATCCGCGCTTCTGGACCGTCGATTTTCCGCGTCCGATGATGGCCGCGCTGACCACGCCCGCGCCCGATGCCTTGCGCGTCGATGCCGCGTTCCTGGCCGAGGGCGACCTCGCCGGGTTGATCTGGGACAGCACGGACCAGATCGATCACCCGCTGCTCGCCTATGTGACTGACCGGGATTACGCCCGCACCACGCTGTCGTTTCGCTGGCGCTCGTCCGGGGTGCTCGCGCTCGACGCGGTCAACGGCCCGACGCTGACGATCGAGGGGCGCGATGCGGGTGGCGCGGCGCGGACCTGGTTCGTGCGGCTGTGGGCCTATGCCGAAGGCACGCCCGACAATGCCCAGGTGACCCTGCCCTTTTCCGCACTGCGCGCGGGCTGGGCGGGCGATGGCGATCCGGTCCATCCCGCCGCGATCGAGCGGATGTTCATCTCGCTCACCGCGCCGGGCTATGTCGCGGATAGCGCGGCGACCCTGCCCGCCCCGGTCGAAGGCTGGGTCGAGCTGACGCAGCTCCGCTGCGAAGGCGCGCGGGCCATGCTGCAAATCGGCGATGTGATCGTGCCGCCGCACGGGATCGCCATGGCGACCGCCTATGACGATGCCTACAACCAGGCCCCGGCGCGGCTGATCCGCAATACCCGGCAACTCGGCTATCGCGGCAGCCTGCTGCACTATGTGGGGATGAGCCACTTCATGCGGCTCGCGGCCAGTGGCCCTGATTTCCTGGTCACGACTGGCGGCGATCCGCTCTGCGCCCCGGCGCGGGCCTGGCACGCGGCCTTCCTGGCCGAAGCCAGGGCCGCCGGGTTCAGTCCGATCCTGTCGCTGTCCTATGAATTGTTCGCTGCCTATTGCCCCGCTGCCTGGCAACAGCGCGCCGCCAATGGTGATCCGGCACGCACCGGCTGGGTGCCGCCTTCGGCGCTGCTGTCCCCTGCCAGCGCGGCGGCGATGGGCTGGCTGCAGGCGGTCGGTGCCGAGCTAGCCGGGCTGATGGTGGAGGCTGGCTTGCCGGTCCGCTTCCAGATCGGCGAGCCGTGGTGGTGGGTGATGACCGATGGTCGCCCTTGCCTCTACGACGATGCCGCCCGCTCTGCTCTTGGCGGCGATCCGGTGGTGATCGCGGACCTGCGCGGAGCGCTGGACGCGGCGCAAAGGGCCCTGCTCGACCAGGCCGGGGCCCTGCTTGCGGCCTCGACCCACGCCTTGCGCGATGCGGTTCGAACGGCGGCGGCTCCGGCCAGTGCCGAGGTACTGCTACTGCCGTTCCTGCCAACCGTGCTCGATCCCGCAACGCCCGAGGCGCGGCGCGCCAACCTGCCGCTGGGCTGGGCGCACCCGGCCTTCGACCGGCTCCAGATCGAGGATTACGACTGGCTGACCAGTGGCGCCGATGCAGCCCGCCGGGCGGGCTATGCCCTGGCCGAAGCACGGCTGGGCTATCCGCGCGCCGAGACCGATTACCTCGCCGGCTTCGTGCTGCGCGCCGACCAGCGCGAGCAGTGGCGGCTGATCGACGCCGGACTGGACGAGGCCGCCACACGACAGGCGCATGAGCGCTTTGTCTGGGCACTGCCCCAGGTCTGCCGCGATGGTTACGTTCGGCTGCCACCCGCCACCCAGCCATTCCTGAGCGAGGATGAAGAGATGCAGGCCTTTGACGATATCGCCTATCCGCTGGCGCTGGGGCGCGATGCCACCGTGGTGCCGGAGTTTTCGACCAGCGTGGCCACCACAGCATCGGGCCACGAGCGCCGCAACAGCCTGTGGAGCGATGCGCGGCTGCGCTTCGATGTCGGCCCCGGTATCCGCTCGGAAGCGGAGCTGGGCCAGCTGCTAGCCTTTTTCCGGGCCCGGCGCGGCGCGGCGCGCGGCTTTCGCCTGCGCGATCCGACCGACTTCAGTTCCAACGGGATGACCGGTGCGCCGGGCCTGACCGACCAGCTGCTGGGCACCGGCGATGGCGTCCGTTCGACCTTCGCACTCGTCAAGCATTATGGCGAAGGCGCCGATGCCCAGGTGCGCCGGATCACCCGGCCGGTCGCCGCCAGCCTGCGGGTCAGCGTCAATGGCGCCGCGGCCAGTGCCTGGACGCTTGAGCCGGGCGGGATCGTCTCGTTCACCGCGCCGCCCGTCGCCGGGGCGCAAGTGCGCGCCGGGTTCCTGTTCGACGTGCCGGTGCGCTTTGCCGAGGACCGGCTGGAGATCGCCGGGGCGGACTTTGCTGCGGGCGAGGCGCCGTCGGTCCCGATCGTCGAACTGCGCGAGGAAGCGCCATGAGCCGCGTCTGGTTCGATGCGCCGCTGGAAACCGCGGCGCCCTTCTGGCGGGTGCTGCGGCGTGACGGGGTGACGCTGGGCTTCACCGCGCATGACCGCGACCTGTGGTTCGACGGCGTGCTCCACCGCGCCGCACCGGGCATGGTCCCTTCCGCGATCCGCCGCAGCGCCGATCTTGAGCCGGACAGCGCCGAGGTGGAAGGCGCGCTGAGCCACGCCGCGATTGCCTCCGCCGACCTCGCTTGCGGCCGCTTCGATGGCGCGACGGTGATGATCGGCCTGGTCGACTGGGCAACGCTGGAGCGCAGCGAACTGTTTCGCGGCAGCATCGGCAGCG